CGCCGGTGTCGCCCAGTTTCTTGGCGATTGCGGCAAAGTTCGGGCAGATATAGCCGCGAATATACTTTGCGTTCACCTGCAGGGCGCGGGTGCCCACCTTGCCGCCGGACATATTGCCCTCGGTAATGACCAGGGCCTTGCCGTTTACGGCGGTAACAATGCCAACGTGGTCACCGTAGCCGGTGCAGTCGCCCACGCCGTTGTCGTCCCAGTCGTACACCACGGCGTCGCCCACCTTGGGGGTGTGGGCGTCGTTCTCCACCCAGATCCCCAGCTTTTTGGCCACCTCGGTGTATTTCTCCACGCCGCACTCGGTCCCGGTGTACTCCGCGATCCCGGCCTTGATATAGGCCGCGCTGGTAGTGGTGGCACAGTGGGCGTCCTTTACCTGGACTTTATAGCCCCTTGCCAGGGGCTTGTGGGTGTTGTAGATCTCCAGGATCTCCAGGTGCTTGGCGCTGCCCCTGGTGGCGCCCACCCATCCGTTGATAATGTCGGCCACTTTCTGCCGCAGTTGATTTTCTGTCATTCGTAATACCTCCGATCAACTGCCAACGTCCGGCGGTTCGGTCCGGCTGGCGGTAGGCTCTCCGCCGTCCTGGCCGCTCCCGCTCGGTCCGTTGACCTTATCCTTGTTTGTCTTTATCCAGCCCATAATGCCGCTTTCAAAGCCCCAGAACGCAAAGACGCAGGTGGTCAGGGTGGAGGGTTCGGCGCCAACGTGCCAGAACACAATAAAATCCGCCACCACATAGAGGGTCAGGAAAACGATCTCATACAGCAGCACCTTGTCCAGCGTTCCCATCTTCCCACGCTTGCCGCGCAGTTCCAGCTTTAGGTCTTTGACCCGCCGGCGCAGATAGGAAATAGTGACGTGGCAGAGAAAGAAACCCAGGGCCGCGCCCAGGATCCAGGCCACAGCGGCCACAATAACAATTTTCATGGCCACCACCTCACAAAAAATCGTGTTTCACCAGCCTGTCGTCGTAGACGCGGCCAATGTTGGCAATGGCGTGGGTGCAGCGGTTGTTCTGGTAATCCGGGTGATCCTTGCAAAACTTTTCGTAAAAGTCGATTTCCTCCAGGATCTCTATGAAGTCCTCCCGCGTGTGTGGAATGTCCCGCAATAATTCATTGTTGAATTGCAGGATCCTGGCGCGGTGGGCGTCGGCGTTCCTGGTGTCGTCCACTTTTATGTGGTCGTCCAGGACCCGCCGCGTTTCCTTTTGGTCGGCCTTTACCTCTGCCAGGCCGTCCAGAACGTCCTTGTTTATGGCCCTCCCAATGGCCCGCGCAATCGCGGACCAGGGATTGACTTTTATGGGGGCAATCTGGATCAGCGTCATGGCCACCAGCAGCAGGCCACCGCCGCCGGCCAGCAGTTCCTTTATGCTCACGGCTCCGCCACCCCCTCACGCGCCCCTATTGCGTCGGCGTATCTCTGGCGCAGGGCGGCGATTTCCTCCGCTCGGTCCAGGGCGTCATGCTGGGCCAGTTCCATGGCCTGGGCCTGAATGATCACGTTTTGCTGATCAATGATGGCGCACAGGTCGCATACTAATTTCGGGTAATTCACGCGCCCACCTCCCGCAAGCCGATCAGGCGGGCAATGTGTCGCAAGTCCTCCACGGGGGCCTCATAAAATGTGTGGTTCCACAGCCAGAAATCCGCGTGTTCCGGGCGTTTGTATTTCTGGCACAGGGGATCCTCCCACACACGATCCCACCGGGTTTGGTGGTCCTTATCCCTGGCGGACAGTTTGCCGATAATGGCGATTGTCAGGGCGCCGCGTTCCTTGCCGTTTCCGTCGTCATTCCTGGCGAAAAACTCATGGGCGTTTTTGCTGGTGACGGCGCACAGTGGTGCGCCGTCACGCTGCAGAAACTCACCTACCAGGTCCACGGAGGTGCCCCAGGGAATATTCACCGGGCCACACATGGCCTTGAAACGCGCCCGCTGCTTGGTTATGTATTGGACGCGCTCCATGGCTTACTCCTCCTCTGCGGGCAGCATACCCAGCAACTCGGTGTATTCCTCCTCGGTCAGCTTGTTGGCCGCAAAGAAAATATCCAGCTTGGTTTCCATGCCCTGGGTCTGGCCGCGCTCGATCATGCGCTTCAAAGTACGGTACAGCATTTTCTTTTCACCTCCTCCCGGTTACACTTCCAGATCGGCCTCGGAGATCCCCAACTCCAGCAGGGTCAGGCGGTATTCCTGATCCACGTTCATGGCGTCGGCGTCCTCCACGGCGGTTCTGGTATGCTCCATTTCGGCGCCCGCGTCGAACTCCTCCAGCACGACGGTTTCCTGGCCCTCCAGGGCCTCACGTCCATGCAGGTGGTACACGGTGCCGTTGTGGACAATTCCCTGGGCGTCCCGCTCCTCACAGAGGCCGAAATGCCCATTTTCCTGACGGCGCACATAGTTGGGCGCCTCGGTCTGCGCCACCAGGGCGCCGTCCTTGATGATCTTATACATAGGTTTTTACCTCCTGTTTTCCATGGTCCTGGTCTGCCAGGAACATGGCGTGATACAGGCGCCGCAGGCGCAGCACCCGGCCATGGTCGTCAAAGTTCTTGTAATAGGCCACATGGGACTGGATCGTGTCCGCTGCCTTTTGCCTGGCTTTTTCCGGCGTGATCAGGCCGGCGTCTGCCTGCGCCTTGAAATAGCGCAGTTTCCGCCGCGCCCGCTTCATTCCGTCCCGGCACCCGTGGACGGTCACCCGCCCGGTGGGTGTCAGTTGAAACTTGGCTTTGCAGAAACGGAACGGTTTGGCAATGTCCTGTACTTTGGATTTGTCCCGATTGACCCGCAGGCCCATGGCCTCCGCCCGCCGGATCATATCGTCCGCCACCGTTTCCGCCCTCTGGCGGCTCTCCAAAATGGATTGGTAGTCGTCCATATAGTGGCCCATTCCATGGATCGACAACTGGGCCTTTGCGTAGTTGTCCAGATCCGACGGCAGCGCCACCATTTCCTGTTGGCTCGGTTCCACGCCCAACATCATGCCCTCGGTTCCGCACGACGCCACCACGCTGTCGGCCAGTGCCCGGATCCATGGGTCAAAGATCAGGCGCTGGTGTCGCTCATACAGCAGCGCGTGGGGCGCAGAGGGAAAGAACTTGGAAAAATCCATCAGGAACATGGCGCCCTGGAGGCCGTGCCGGCGGTAATGCCAGCGCAGTTGTTCCTCCAGCCGCTTATAATGCCAGTGCAGGCCCTTGCCTTTCTGACTGGCCCCGTTGTCGTGGATCATGCTGGGCGTGTAGAGCGGCACCAGCACCTCCTTGGTCAGGACCTTGTGGATCTGTCGGTCATTGATGTGCGGCGCGTCGATCACCCGGACCTTGCCGCGTTCATTGATCACGAAACGGGCAGGCTTGCCCGGTTTCCACGTTCCATCTATGATCTGGCGCCGCCGCTTGGCGGTTCCAGAAAACAGGTGGCGCTCAAAGTTCTGGGTGGACTGTTTCCACCGGACGCCGTTACAGCATTTCCGTCCCCACAGGAACATGGTGCGGTAACTGAAAATCTGGTCAATCGGCCCCAGGGCGTCGCTGCGGGCCTTTCGCCTGGCCAAACGCTTGGCCCGGCGGCGTTGGTATCGCGCCTCGCGGCGCTGTTCGCTGGTCATAAATGGTATTCGCCCTCCGCATAGTTGTGGTGTCGGTGCGCTTCTAAACTACTTTGGCCCCACGCATGAAACGGGTTAGCGCAATAGCCCGCCATGCAAGCAGCGTCCGCGTGTGGCCGTCAAAGGGCAGTTTTAGGCTTTCGCCTGGGAAGTATCTCTCCTTTCATTTTGGGTCCGGTTCGATCACCTACTGCATTTGACCCAGCCTTTTGGGCTTACATGAAATCCGGGCGCGACGCCATAGGAATTGTTCGCGTTGTTGTTGTTGGCGCTGCCGTCCGTGTTGACAAGGCAGAAATTGTTCGTGTTGCTGGCATTGACAGAGCGCAGCCACCAGTTGGCCGCCGTCAAAGCGCACCCGCCGCCCTGCCATACGGCGCGTTTGCAGAGATACACCCATAAAGATTTACTTTCGTTTCCTGTCGCTTTCCATAATGTTCCGCAGCAGGGTTTCCTCCTGGTCGATCAGTTCACCCAGGTGCTGGGCCATGTGGTCCAGCTTGTCCATTGCCTCCGCCGGCGGCAGGCTTTTCCCTTTGCTGTCGGTAAAACAGCCCTGCGGGTTCTGCTGCATGATCAGATAGCAATGGGTCAGGCGCACGTCCAGCGCAGACAGGGAGGCCATGGCCTCCAGCAGGTGCGCCTTTCGCAGACTTTTCCGCTGATCGTCGGACGGAAATATTTTGTTGGCCTTTTCGGTGTGGTCGATCACTTCACCCGCCAGCTTGGCCGTGCCGTCGGCCACCAGTCTGGAATACCTCGCAGAAAGCCGGGTTAAAAATGCGACGGTTTCCATGTATATCATGTTGGCGGTGTTGACGTACTCCGCCGCGCTGGTGGTTCGTTTCTCTTTCAGGACTGACACCGTGGGCCACCTCCTTTCTGGTGTGCCCAGGATCCCGCCCATTTCCATGGGCGGGATTTAGGCGGATATGCTGCGGCGATTAGGCGGCAAAGCCGGGCGCGACGCCATAGGAATAGAACGCGAGGTAGCCGCCGGCGCTGCCGTCCGTGATGACACGGCAGAAATTGTTCGCGTAGCTGGCACTGACAGAGCGCAGCCACCAGTTGGCCGCCGTGGTCGTGGCGTCGTGCTTGTTCTTCACCTTGCTGTTGCCGGCCTTGTAGTAGTCATACTGGGCCTGGCTGTTCTGCTCCGCGCTGTTGGCGTAGGATCTGCTGCCATGCACTTCAAACTCGGAAAGCAGCCACAGATAATCCGTGGTAGCGGTGACATAGCTGGCGGTGTTGGATCCGCCGCCGGTGTTGTCGCTGTACTTGGTGACGGACTTCATAACGGCGCGCAGATCGGCGGGCAGGCAGGCCAGCAGGGTGTTGGCCGTGGGGCTGGTGGGGGTGGCGTTGCTGCCCAGCACGGTCTTTCTCATGTGGCTGTTGTTCCAGCCGCCAGAGTTGGTATTGCTGGTGTTCATGGTAAACTTGCCGCTTGCGGTCTGCTGGCTGTTATAGTTGCTATCACACAGGCAAACGTCCTTGCCGCCGATCTTGCCGATCTGGAAGTGGATCCGGCCCGTGCCCTCCTTGGTGCTGTTGTGGTTAAAGCCAATGATAAAGGCGTCCACGGACAGGTTGGAGAACGTGGTGGCGCCGGCGGTGCCGTTGATGGTGATGGTCTTGGTGTCGCCAACGTCCCAGAAGTTCGCGCCCTCTCCGGCATCGCTGGCCGCCTTGATCTGCGCCCAGGTGTTGGAGTTCAGGGTGGAATTGAAAATGTTGACGGACACGCTGCAGGTCTTGTCTGCGGGCGCGGTGTGGTTGGTGCCTGCGGCCACCTTGACGGTGATGGTGGCGGTGCCATAGGCCACGCCGGTGACGGTCACGGTGTTGCCGGACACGCTGACGGTGGCCACGCCGGTGGCGCTGGAGGTGGCGGTGATCGCGCCGTCGCCGGCACGGGTCACGGTGATGGTGCCGGTTTTCGTGGTGGCGTTCAGGGACATGGTGGTGGGGGACAGGGACAGGCTGCCCGCCGCCTTGCCGATGGACCAGGCCACGGTCTTGGCGCCGGTGGTGCCGTCGCTCCACTTATAGTTCCCGGTGGGGGTAAAGCTGGCGTTATAGCTGCCGGCGTTGGTGCCGGAGGTGGTGCCGCCCAGGCTCATTTTGGCGCTGTCGTACCCGCTCCAGGACGGGGACTGTACGCTGCCCGTATAGGTCAGGCTGCCGGACTGGCTGGGCACAGCGGAGATCGTGGCGCGGCCAATGGTCCAGGCCACGGTCTTGGCGGTGGTGCTGCCGTCGCTCCAACGGTAGTTGGCGCCGGGGGTAAAGGTGGCGTTATAACTGCCGGCAGCGGTGCCGGAAGTGGTGCCGCCCAGGGTCATTTTGCTGGCGTCGTAGCCGCTCCAGTTGGGGGACTGGGCGCTGCCCGTATAGGTCAGGCTGCCAGACTGGGAGGGCACGGTTGCAATGGTGGCGCGGTTGATGGTCCAGGAAACCGTCTTGGGATCCGTGGTGCCGTCGCTCCACTTGTACCCCTCGTTGGGGGTAAATGTCGCCTCATAGGTGCCGGCGTCGGTGCCGGCGGTCACGCCGCCAATGGTCAGCGTTTCCTCGGTGTAGTTGTTCCAGGTGGGCGTCTGCTCCTGGCCGGTGTAGGACAGGGCACCGGACTGGGAGGGCACCGCGCTGATCGTCATGGTGCCGCTGGCGTCCAGGGCCTTTTGTGCCAATGCGGCGGCGTCGTCCGCCGTTTTCTTTACCAGGGCCAGATCAGCAGCGGAGGCACCGGGAACATTAACAGATCCGTTCATGTTTGGGATCCCTCCTTACTGGGTTTTGGCCTTGAACACGCGCAGGGTGGCGGTCAGGGCCGTGGTGGGTTTGCTTACTGCATAATGTCGAATTTTCGCCGCCATGGGGCTGGCCGTGTTGGCCATGCCGCAGGCTTTGGCGGGTTCCAGGCTGGCGTAATCCAGCACGGTGTCCGTGCTATCCTCCGCCGCCAGTCCCTCCACCGCAGTATCCGCATAGAACGCGAAACCCGCCGCCTTGGTGGCGGTGTCGGTGTTCTCGGTCCAGGCGGAAACCGGGATAGTGATACTGACGGGCGAAACCTTGTCCGCTTTGCCGGTTTCCAGCTTGTCCAGTCTTTCGTCGGCCTTTGCGGCAAAGTCTTTGAACTGCGCCACTGTGATGTTTTTTTCGTCAGCCAACTGGGTTTCACCTCCTGATAGACAAGAGGGGGCGGGGTGGTGGCCCCGCCCCCTCTCTTATTGCTTGATTGCCGATGTACGATCAGTTATTAGCCCTCGGAGGGGGTCCAAACCTCGTTCATGGCCTGCTCCACCTCTGCGTCGGTGGCCTGGGCGTTGGTGACGGCGTTGGCGGCGGCGGTGTCGGCGTAGGTCTTGGCGTCGGCCAGGGCCTGGGCGGCAGCGGCGGCGGCTTCGTCGTCGGTGGCGTAGGTGCCCATGTCGGCAACATTCATCTTCTTGGCCAGCTCACCGTCGATCTCGGTCTTGGTGTAGTAGTTGGCCAGCATGGTGTCGATGGTAGCGGCGGTGTAGTAGTCGTCGAACTTGGCCTCGACGGCAGCGATACGGGCCACAGCGGCGGCCAGTTCGGTATCGGTGGCGTACTGGTCAATGTTCAGGCCGGCGATAGCCTCCTGGATGGCGGCGGTCACGTCTGCGGTCTTGGCGTAGGCGGACAGATCCACGGTGGTGTCGTCCAGCAGCACAACGGCGTCGCCCACCTTGGCATAAATGTCATAGTGGCCGGTTTCGTCGTTCATAACCAGGTACATGACGTTCTCCTGGGCGTCCTCGGCAGAGGGCACGGCGTCCACTTCCTCGAAATGGGCGTGGCCAGAGGCGGCAATGGCGGCCTGGATGGCGGTCTGGACCTGCTCGGCGGTCTGGTAGCCGGCGGCCTCGATGTTACCGACGCGGACGGTCAGGGCCTCCAGATCGGCGTTGGTGGCCTTGGCGGCAATAGAGGCCAGCAGGGCCTCGTCCAGGTCGGCCTCGGAGATCTCGGACTTGTATGCCAGATCGGCCAGGCCCTTGACGGCAACGGCGGCGCCATTGACGGAAATGGTGCCGTTCTCCTCGCCGGAGGCGATCAGAATATCCACCATCTTGTCGGTGATGGTCAGGGCGGTGCCGTTGACCTTAACGCCATTCAGCACGTTGGGTTCGCCGCCGGTGGCGATCAGGTTCTCAACGCGGCCAGCAACTTCACTGATCTGTGCGCCCAGGGCGTCGTCCTCGGTCTTGACTTTGGTGGCCAGCTGCTTGAACTGATCCAGGGTAATGATTTTCTTGGACATGATTAAGTCCTCCTAAAAATATATTCATTTTCGGCCAGTGGCCGGAAATGTCGGTTGTTATCCCGCCGCCGTGGCGGCGGTGCTATGGGAAAAGCGGCGGTTATTCGCCGGTATCGTCGCCGGCGCCGCTGTTAAAGATTTCATCCATGGCGTCGGTGCTTTCGCCCTCGCTGGCGGTATCAACGGACAGGTTGCCGTCGTTGTCGATTTTCAGTCCGGATCCCTCCTGGACCTTGACGCCGCCCAGGGTGTCAGCGGTGGCCACAGGCAGGTCACCGATCACGGTTGTGGTGGTGCCAGTTGCGCCCTTGCCCAGCAGGTGGCAGGTGCCCACGATCTCCGCCGTAGGCCGGGCCACGCATTTCAGGCGGACATATCCGGCGTAGGTGGTGGCCGTGGTACTCATGCCGGCCAGCTTTGCGGTTTCCTGGCTGCCCTCGGTGATCACGGTGTCCGGGATCAGGGTGGCGGTGATTTCTTCATCCATCAGATCGTAATAGAAACCGTACCCGTTGACCTTGTTAGGATCCTCCACCCAGTCAGCGGCGGGGATCACAAAATCAATGGACTTTTTAATGCCGCCGGTGGCCATGGTGTTCACCAGGTCCTTGCAGGCTTTGTCCACGGCGTCCTGGAGGTCGTCATAGGTCACCAGGCCCGCCGGCGCGGTGATCGTGACCTCGATTTCATCCGAAATCGCAATGGCCAGTGGATAGTTGCGAATATCCGGGGGCAGGGTTTCGGAAAAGGCGTTGACGGGCTGGATATAGTCGCCCAGGGTGGCGTACAGGATCACGACGCTTTCCCCGGTGATCGGGTGCCGTGCCTCCACGATAAACTCCGCCAGGTAGAAAGCACCCAGGCCGGGGGTGGAATTGGAACTATACTGCACTGTCAAATACAGCACATTGTCCTGGTGGCGGCGCTGGGCAATCGTGCCCTCCGCCACATACTGGATCAGTTCGGTCATGTCGGCCAGGTTCACGTCCTCCGCCACCTTGCCGCTGCCGACGGCCACCCGCGTGATCTCCAGTTCTTTGCCGGTGGCCAGTAGGGCGGCCAGCAGTTCCCGGCCTCCCGTTGTTACTTTGAAACTGTAATTCATGGTTTAACCTCCTAATATTTCGGTCAACGGGGTGCTTTGTACGGTGTTCAGCCCGCCGCCAATATTGACAGATCCGACAAACTCCAGCTTGTCCTCCTGGTTCGGCACAGGGGTGGAGGTGACAGCCCCCAGCCTGCCGCCGAAACGGGCCGAATGTTTGAAAAGGAACTTGTCGGCCTGCTCTTGCAGGGGTGTGGTCATTGCCGTGCCCACGGTGCCGCCGATCCGCTCCGTTTTCTCAAACTGGATATTGTCCGGCTGCTCCGCCATGGGCGTGGTCATTGTGGAGGACATACGCCCGCCGAAACGGGTTGTATGCTCCATCTGGTCGAACTCCAGCACCACGCCGTCCAGCCATTGGGATTTACGCTTGACGGCCTCCAGGACCTCCCGAAACTCGGTTGTGGGTCTGCTGGTGGCCTCCGCTCCCCGAATGTGGACCATGAAATGGTGTGGATCCAGCCCGGCGTCGAAAAACTCCACAATATGGCCGTTGCCGAAAATGGTCTGAATGATGGAGTTTACCATGTAGGTGGTGCCCATCTTCATGTAATAGGGCAGGGTGGAAAGGATCAGGCTGCGTTTGACCTCGGTGGAATACTCCATCTTGTAGCACGGGGTCCGCAGTTCTATGGCCAGGTAATCCAGGATTTCGTCCGGCGCCTCTTGGATCGCCGTCAAAAACTTTACCTTGTCGGCCATGTCGCACAGCTTCACGATCTGGCGGTGCAGGGCGTAACCGAACGCCTGCACCTCCAGCTGGCCGGCCAGGTTATCGGGCAAAATATCGGTGATCCGCCCGCTCCGCAGGTTAATCATCTTCCAGCCCTCCATACTCGATCACGGGGGACAGGGCCAGGGCCGCCACCTTGTTCTTGCCCACCGGGGTGTAAACGGGGCTTTTGATGGCCAGGCGCTTGGCGCCCGCCATTTTCACGGCTGCGGTCAGTTCGTCCGGGTTAATGTCCCGCCCGATCTTCCGCTGCCAGGCCACATATTGCTCCACGGCAGCGGCCACCGCCGTCTGGATCGTGGCGGCTCTTGCGCTGTCCGTCCGGTTGATCCAGTATTGGAACTCTATGGCGTAGGGCACCGCCTCCGGGGCGGAGGCGTTCACCAGGTCGTCCATGGGGCGCATATCGCCGTTTTTCAGGTAGTCCAGCAGGCCGGTGATCATTTCGTCGCCGGGGTCGCTGCCGTCCTCCATCAGGAAATAAATATCAACGGTGCCCGCCTGCTGGTCGCTGGTGATCTTCACGTCGCCAATGGCCGCGCTGTACGTCCGCACCCAGTATTCATATCCGGCCTCCGGGCCTGCCGTGGAGTAGGCGCTGGGCGCCAGGTGGGTGCGTTCCGCCAGGTCGGCGTCGCTCTCCACGTCGGTGCCTCCCTCGGTCACGGTGACGTTTTCCACCTTGGCCACATAGGGGATCGGATCCACAATGGTGGACAGTTCCCCGATCTCAAAGCCATTTCCCACCGCGCCGTCGTCCACACAGGCCGCCGTCACGTCAACGGTCATTTGCCCCGCCGGGATCTCTGCGTATTCCGTGGTGAAGAAATACACGTTGTCCGGTCCCGCCACGCGGGTGCCCTGGGGGATCCCCGTGGCACTCTGCCGCAGGGCGGACATGGTAAAGCGCAGGGTGGTGGAGGCCGCCGTGGCCGGCAGGCGCGTGGTGCCTTTCAGCAGCGCCAGGTTGTCCAGATAGGTGGAATAGCTGTATTTCAGCAGGTTCAACTTGCCCGCTCGGTCAATGTACTGCATGGCCTGGAAGATTTGCAGGGCCGCCGCGTTCAGTTCCATGCGGTGGGGGCTGGCGCGGTCCAGGTTGACCTCCTGGCCGGTGGCCTCGGTTATGAACTTCTCATAATCGGCCACCATTTCGGCGCGCACGTCGTCAATGCTCCGCCCGTCAATGAAAGAAATGTCCGGGGCGTTCCTTACTGCAGAAATGTCAAGCACTTGTAATCACCACCTTTGGGGAAAGTTTCCCGCTGCTGTTCCAGTCCCAGGTGATTTCCTGGACCCGGACAGCGGGGATAAATTGCGGGATCTTCTTGGTTACCTCCGCCGTGTATAGGCTCTTGGCCACCTCCGGCGGCAGGTCCAGAAAGTCCATGTTTATGCCAAACTCACGATCCAGGGGCATGGCGCCCTCCGGCGTGGATAGCAAGAGGGCCAGCTGCCGGTCCAGCTTTGCCCGCCAGTTGTCGGAAAAGGTGTATTCCAGTTTGTAGTCGAAAATATCCAGTTCCATCATGTGTATTCTCCCAGCGTAATGGTCAGTTTCGCCCTGGCCAGTTCGCCCCGGCTGTAAACCGTGGCCCACGTTTCGCTGGAGGACACCAGGCGGAACGGATTGCGCCCCACGGGCTTGTTGCCTATGATCAGGTATTCCGCCGTGCCGCTCTCCACCATGGCCTCCACGGCCTCCAAAATGGCCCTGGGCTTAACGCCCAGCGTGGCGGACAGGGTGATCTCCAGGGTTCCGGTCTGGAGGCCAGGGCCTAAAAACTCCGGCTTGGGCTTGACGCCCAGCGCCTCATGTTCGGCCCATCGGCTTGTGATCTCGCGGGTCATGTTTAAGAACGTCAGCACCTTTTCGTCGCTTACTTCAAAAATGATCTTCCGTCCCAGGGTTCCGATCATGTGTTATCCCTCCTTACCCGGGCGGGGTCGTGTTGCCGCCTATGCTGTCGGTGTGCTTGTGGTTCTGCACCGAAACGCCGGCGGCCACGGTATCGCCCTGGGAGGTGATCGTGCCGGTGACGGTCAGGCTGCCGTTGACGGTCAGATCCCCGTCCACCACCACCTTGGCGGCCTTGATGGTCAGGGTGCCGTCCTTGTAGCGGATCATGGCCTCCCCTGGCGTCCGGGCCAGGTCCTTGCGGTACAGGCCCTTTTCACCCTCCGGGGGCACATTCTTCCCGCTCCACGGGCGGCCCAGGACCACGCCCGCCTCCGCGCCGTTGGACAGGTGGAGGACCAGCACT